TCCATCGGCTGGTAGCCGTAGAGCACGGCGTCCAGCATCTCGGTGATGATCCGCGACAGGTCCAGGTCTTTGAGGATGGCCTCGACCGACTTGGCCACGCGGGCTGGCGCCTTGTCACGATCGAGCCCCCATTCAAGGGCCTTTACGGCGGCCTTGCGGCGGCGGATGCAGCCGCCCACGTGGGCGTCGGCGCGCAGCTCGCGATAGACCTTGATGTCCTTGCCCAGCGCCTTCAGCACCGGGTCAGGGTTGGGCAGGTACATGCCCAGCGCGTGAAAGTCGATGCTGCGGGAGCGGGTGGCAATCTGCCCGGACAGCGACTTGCGCGGCTCGCCGAACTGGACGAACTCGGTGGGGCTGACCCACATGCCTTTGGCTCTCATTGATACCCCTGGGTGATTCTGGCGCCGGTGCGACGGCGGCGGGATTTCACCGTCACCGGGCCTTTGTTGATCTCGCGGCTGGCGAAGTAGGCCAGCGCCACGGCCACGGCGGCGTCACCGTGGCGCTTGCCCTTGTCCTCGCCGGTCGTGCGGGTCTCGGGAATGCGCGGCACGCCCTTGACCACCTGCACCGCCCGCAGGTCGGCCAGCACGTCAGCGTCGCGCGGCAGGCCGTCCAGGGTGCCGTCCTCGAGGGCGGCCTTCACCGGCGGCATGTGCTCGCGGTACCAGCCCTCGGACAGCATCACCTGCTGGATGCGGCTGGCGCCGTAGCGCTGCATGGCCACCTCGGCCAGGAACTGGCCATTGCCCCGCGCATCGAACGCGCCGCCGGTGAAGCGCGGCAGGCGGTCCATCAGGTAGAAGGCGATCTGCTCCTGCTGGCGGAAGGGCACGTTGCGCAGCTCGACCAGGAAGGGCACCCGGCGCACCAGGTTCTGCGTCTGGATCAGCGGCACATGCACGGTCAGGTCGCCGCTGCGGCCGAAGTCCTCGCCGTTGAAGGAGATGGCGTCCGCCGGCAGGGCGGCCAGCAGCGGTGTCAGGTGGGCCTCCAGCCAGTCGCGGCACTCGGCGGCGCGGATGTGGTCGGGCAGCAGCTCGAAGCCAGCCTTGCATTCCCAGCGCAGCACCGGCGTGTCGGCCGACATGCGCGACTCGATCAGGGCGCGGGACAGCCAGGCGCCGCCCGAGTTGGCCGGCACGCAGTCCAGCTCCTCCTCAGCGCCGTCGCCATAGAAGGCGTAGACATCGGCCATCCAGGCCGCCTCTTCGGCCGCCGTCCATTCCTTGCCCAGGCGCAGGCAGACGCGGCGGTACAGGCCATCGGCCACGGCTTCCTGAAAGGTCACCCGATGCACGGTGCCCTTGCGCTTGCCGGCCCTGATGTCTTCCACCAGCTCGTTGAACGGGTTTTCAACACCGTTGTGGGTGGAGATGACGCGCACCCGGCCGCCCCAGATCAGCATGGCCAGCGCTGCCTTAAGCAGCTCGTCGAGCTGGTCGTGGAAGGCCGCCTCGTCGATCACGATCGTGCCCTGGCGGCCGCGCAGGTTGGACGGCCGGCTGGTGAGCGCCACGATGCGAAAGCCTGAGGCCGGGAAGCGGATCGTGAAGGTCTTGATGTTCTTGTCGGCGTCGTCGTCTTCCCAGAAGCCCTCCTCGATCTCCGAGGCGGCATGGTTGAAGGCCCGAGCCCACATCGCGCACGCCTGGATGTACTCGATGGTCATGTCCTGGTTGTACGCGATGTAGTAGACGTTCTGCCCGCCGGCCGACCGGTTGGAGGCGGCGGTCAGCACGTCGTCGGCGGCCTCGCCCCAGGTCAGGCCCGTCCGGCGGCTCTTCTCGATCACCTTGAGCGGCGACTTGTCGGCGACCCATCGTTGCTGATAGCCCATCAGCACGGCCGGTGCTTCGGCCGTGGCGGTGTTGGGCAGACGGGCGGGAATGGTGGTCATGCGGCGATCCCGAGGATTTCACGGCGCAGCTGATCGACGGAGTCCGCCGACAGGCCGCCCTTCTTGGCGATCTTCTCCACGGCGGCAGCCGCAGCTTCAGCGCGGGCGCGGACTTCGGCCTGCCACTTCTTCTGCGTGACAGTCGCTCGGCCCAGCTCGGCCACGGCGCGGGCGACCTTGGGCAGGTCGAACTCGCCTTCCTCGGCCATCAGCAGCTTGAACAGGTGCTCCTGCACCAGGCGCATCAGGGCCTCGTTGACGGCGCCTTCCTCGTCCGGCGCGGCCGCGACCACGGCGCGGGCCTGCTCGCTGGCCATCTTGAGCGCCGACAAGCGGGTCTCGAACGCCTGGCCGTAGCGGTGCAGCGCGCTCTTGCTGATGGCGTAACCGCGCGCCTTCAGCTCCTCGGCCAGCAGCTCGTAGTCGCTGAAGTTGTTCTCGGCGAGCGCCCGGTCCAGCCATTCCTTGATCTCGGCCGGCATGCCGGCCACCTTGCTGCGCGGCGGCATGGTCAGGCCCAATACTTGACCGGCCGGGCAATGCCAGGCTGGCAATCGACGGTGTATTCGGCGATGTCCACGCCGTAGCGGGTGACATCGGCAAACCAGCGGCCGCCGGGCTCCTTCTTCAGCTCGACCAGGGAGCGGCCGGCCAGGTAGTCCAGCTCGCGCCGCAGCTCCAGCGCGGTGGCGTCCGGGTAGATCGCCTGGATCGTGGAAAGCACCAGCTCCTCATAGGCACCGATCGGGCGGGCGTTGTTGAGCGTGAGCAGGATGTTCCAGCGCATGGATTCGCGCCGGACCTTGGCTTGGTCAACCATTGTTGGCTCCCTTCATTTGAACCACTTCGAGCTTGTTGTAGAGGGCGTCCAGCTTGGCCTCGATCACGCTTTGGCCCCGGACGTAGTCTTCGCGGCGGACGTACTGCAGCGGCAGATCGGCCTGGAAGCGCAGGAACTCCCGCTCCAGGGCCGCCCAGCCTTCGGCCTCCCGGCGGTTCTGATCGATCACCGTGCCGAACTTCTCGTCCCAGTGCCGGCTGGCCTGTTCGCGGGCGTTTTCCATCGCCTCGAATCGGTCGTTCAGCCGGCGGTCGATCTGCGACAGCAGCAGCTTCCCAGCGGCGAAGAGGAAGCCGAGGAACGAGATCAGCAGCGTGATCAGCTGCCAGAACTCAACTTGTACGGTCATGCGTGGGTTCTCCCTTGATGTTCTTGAACGGTCTGGCATTCCACGCAGAGCGTGACACCGGGTACGGCTTGCTGGCGCCCTTCCGGGATCGGCTCGCCGCAGTCGAGGCAGTGCGAGGCCGAGCGCCCAGCCGGGCGGGCAGCGCGCCGCGCGGCGAGGGCGAATTCCCGGTCGGCCATCTCGCGGTCGCTGGCTTGGTCAGCGATGTCCATCGGCGGCCTCCTGATGCCAGTCGATCAGCGCGTCGAGCCGGCCTCGGCAGGCGTCGTACTGGTGTCGGGCGTTGTCGATCCAGCCAGCGACGTCGGTATCGCTGGCAGCGGGGGCATCCGCTGCAGCAGCCCCGCTGGCGGGCGCGGGCAGGACTGGAGTGCGGAGGCCGATGGCGGGTTCGTTGAGCAGCCGGACAGTGCCAGCGTTAAGGCAAGGGCGGCCAGTGGTAAGGCGTTTGATTTCACGTGCATGCTCCTGGGCTTGGGTTTGACGGTTGGTCTCTTCGGCGGCCAGGCGTGCCTGCAGGGCGTCGCCGCGCGCTTGGGCTTGCTGGAGGCGATCCAGCGCGGCTTGTGCGGCCTGGCGTTCCTGGGTGGCCTGGTCGGCCTTGAGCGTGGCGATGGCCGCCGTGCAGCGGTCTTGTTCCTGTTCGCGTCCGGTCTGCCAGCCAGCGAGCGCCGCGAGCAGCGTCCAGACCAGGAAAGCAAGGGCAAGCCACGGGCGCGCAATGGATGTATCAAGCATGGCGAGCCCTCCGTTGGTTGCGGCGCTTGTGCGCCAGGCGCTTGGCGGAACGGACGCCGGAGACGCGGCCCTGGCGGATCAGCGGCGCCGGGACGTAGCCGAGCGGGAAGGACAGACGTGGAAACATCGGCGGGACGAAGTCCAGCAGCGAGAGCAGGTAGCGGATCATGCGCAGCTCCCTCGGCCCCAGCCGGCGGCCACGTAGCGCGGCTCGAAGGTGCGCAGGATCAGGCGCGGATAGCCCCGGTTTTCCCGGAAGGCCGCCGCGTGGCGCCCGGCGTTGTAACGCTCGACCTGATCGAACCAGCGGGCGCTGTCGGCCCCTTGCGCGGCGGCCAGCTTCTGGTCGCGCCACACCCAGCCCAGGCCGCCGTTGTAGGCGGACAGGGTCATGGCCATGCGATCGCATTCCGAGGAGGCTTTGACGCGATCCCACAGGTGGCGGTCGTAGGTCACCAGGGCGCGTAGGCCCCAGCTGGGGTTAAAGGGCTGGCGGTCGGCCAAGGCCGGGTAAGCCTTGGCAATCCAGTCGGCCGTGCTGGGCATGAACTGCGCGATGCCCTGGGCGCCGACCGGGCTGACGGCATCCGGGCGCCAGCGGCTTTCCTGATGCACCTGGCCGGCGAATGTGGCCACCGGAGCGTCGAGGCCCCACACGGCGCGGGCGTTGCGGGTCAGGTCGGCACGGTGCTTGAGCGCGCCTTGTGGCAGCTCGGCCGCGTCCGCTTTGGATAGCAGCAGAACGCCCATGAACAGGAGCACCAGGTAGCCGATCCAGAACACGCCGGCCGGCGTGAGCTTGATGGGGCGGCCCATGATCAGAGTCCCAGCGCCACGCCGATGACGACCGCGCCGACGATGATGGCCCGGCGCAACATGGCGGTGCAGAACGGTAGCACGTACCCAGGGACGACTCGGAAATCGGCATCGCCTTCCGGCTCGTCAGTGCCGTGGCGCCAGTCGCGCTCCAGGTAGCTATCCGGCCTGGCATAGGGGAACAGCGAGCGGTCGAGCCAGTAGGCGACGACGGCCGCCAGGCTGATCAGGGAGAGTTTGTAGAGTGCGACGGGGAGCTGCTGGGGCGAGATCAGCGCAATGGCGATGATCAGCAGCAGGGCGGTCAAGAGCCACCCGGCCATGCGCGGGATGCGTTTCAGGGACATGCTTCCTCCTACGGGTTGAAAGTCGGGACAGCGCCGACCGAACCCGCGAGAAAGCACACACCCCGCCCCGACCATCGTCACGAAGGCGTGACGGCAGCCGAGGCATGCAGGGCCATCCAGCCTAAGAAGGTGGCGGACCCAGCGAGGAAGGTACTGACGGATCGAGAAGCGCATGCCGCCATCTTCGGGCGGCATGCGAATGGGGTCTTTTAATCTTGTTTAGAGAGAGGCAGGCCAAACGGCCAGGAAGGCGCAGTTTAAAGAACTACGCTAGAAGCTGGCGTGCAGGCCGGCAAGAATGGGGCTGTCACAACACCGGAGCCATCCCATGAAAAGACTGTTTCGTCTCAGTGTCGAGCGCCTGACGGTGGCGCTCCTTCGATATCTGTTTCCAGAGCTTGCTGCATCTGCACCAGCAATTCGTAGAGTCCCCGCGTTGCTGCTGGGGAAAGGCGAAATTGCACTTCTAGTCCTGCCTGTGACGTCGGAAGCGTCATCTGCAACTCCCCAGAGTCCGTCTGAAGCGTCAGCTGACCAATGTCGTCAATCATCACGGGGCCAATCACTGGCATAGCTCTTCTCCCTTC